ATAAGTTGTAGCATCACCAAAATCAGATGGATTGCCAGTAGAAGCAATAGTTACATATTCAATAGTAACACCTTCTTTTCTTTGATATATAGCCCTTGTATTATTAGCAAGTGCAGCCAGAGCAACATTAGTATCAGTAACAGGCATATCTCCAAAATCTTGTCCATTACCTGCTGAAGTAGGATTTACATACTCTATTACATTTGTACCACTACTTGAAGTCGCACCACCAAAAGAAATACTTCTTGTAGCATTCCCTGCGACCCCATCCCAAACCTCTTTTGCTTCAGATAAATCTCCAAAGTCACTAGCATTACCAGTTGTGCTAATATTTATAGTTTGTATTGTATTGTAATATGACCCTGCTCCATTACTACCACCCATAAAAATTCCTGTTACGGGTAAAGGTTGCCACCTATCACCTTTAACAGCCACACCTTGTTCTTTTAAACTCCACACTCCAGAAAAATTAGGCATTAAGATAATCCCCCATGATTACTTGAAACAACTCCGTTGTCCATAGGACTAGGAACTTCAGCTAATAAGTCACCAAAATCGGTGGCATTACCTGTAGACGCAATAGTAACATACTGTATAACATCACTATTACCAGTTCCAATAAAACCACCTGCAAATAATCCTCTAATTTTTGAACCACAGCCACTTAACCCATTATTAACTGTAAGTAAATCACCAAAATCAGAAGCATTTCCTGTGGATGCAATAGTCATGTAGTCTATAGTGTTAGTTCTAGGAAAAGGAGGCGAGGAAGTACCAATGACACCACCTCCAAACAATCCCCTAGTAGAACTACCACAAGAGCCATGAAGATACCTTTGAGTTGTTAAATCACCAAAGTCAGTAACATTTCCTGTTGACCCTATGGTAACATATTCCATAACATTTACATTACCCCCTACACCACCATCAGTAGTACCACCACCAATTACATATCTAGTTGTATTAGTAACAGCACCCGGATATGCTTTAGCAGCAGAAAGATCGCCAAAGGTAGATGTATTTCCAGTGCTTGCTATAGTAATATAGTTTATATCAGTTGTGCGATATGAACTACCTGATTGATATGACATACCACCTGCAAATAAACCTCTGGTGTCATTAGCCCCTCCACAGTGGTAAAATCTATATGACTCAGTACCCCAATCACCAAAATCAGTTCCATTTCCCGTGCTTGCTATGGTTATATATTCTATCGTTTCTTGTTCTGGAGCACCATAACCTCCCGCAAAAATACCTCTGGTAGATGAAGAGCAAGATGCGTGGTTATATCTATGGTCAGCTAATAAATCGCCAAAATCTGTTGCGTTTCCTGTTGTTTCTACTGTGACATACTGTATAAAATTACCCGGATTATTTGCAGATGAGCCACCCGACCAAATAGCTCTAGTAGGAGCTTGAGGAGAAGCTGAAGTTGCAGCGGATGGAACACTTGTGCCAAAAGCATTAGTTACTTTACCTGTTACAGAATAACTTGTGCCATTTGTTAATCCAGTTATGGTTACTGTGCTTGTTGAACTTGAAGCTGTTGTAAGATTACTACCTTCAAGAGCTAAAGCTGTATAAGAAGTAATAGCACCACCACCAACATCTGATGGATCCGTTAAAGCAACTACTAATTCTGTACTATTTTCTGTAATACTACTTATTGTAGGTGCATCTGGCACTCTTAGTATATCAGAGCCTCCTAAAAGACCCCCCTTTGGTCTATTTCTACCCATAAACTAACCTTACGCATCATCTATGACTTCATAAGATACAAACAAGTCTAAGTCACTTGCTGCACTTGCTCCACCTTTTAAAACATCACCTTCCATTAAATAGATGGGTGCATCAAGAACCACTAAACTCGCATCAGCGGGTACAGAAATAGTTTTAGCTAGATAAACTGTAGCGTCTGCACCTGTTGTCGTAACACCAGAAGCTCCACTACCCATACCATCTACAAATAAATCAAGAGTAGCTGCATTCGTACCATCTACGTTTGCACAAATGATATTATTAATTTTTACTATNTTATNNGNNTCTACAGTTAAAAGCGTAGCAGTAGTCGTAGCAGATAAATTATACCCCGCATTTCCTGCATAAATGCTAGTAACCGAGACAATATTAGGATTTGCCATATTTTATTCTCCTTTATCCAAATACTATCGCCATTGCTATAGCTTTTCCAGTTGTAGCTGCATTGTTTAAACTAGCAGCTGTGGCAGTTACAAGAGTACCACCTAATTTTAAACCAACACTACTACCATCATGGCCTACAATATCAACATTCTTGGAAGAATCCATTGCTAACATTGTATTTGTACCAATAGCTGTTGTGCCTAGTTTAAACTTATCACTATCGCCATCATCAACGCCCATAGTGAATGCTTGTGTGCCACTTANAGCAAAAGCAACAAAAGGATCTCCATCTGTAGCTGTGTTGTTAACAACAAGTCCAGTAGTAGAACCNGCTCCTCCAAGTGTCAAACTTGTATCAGCCGTATGTGTTAAGTTTATATCACTATCGGCTCCAAAATTTAAAATAGCACCATCTGATTGTAGACTTACATCATCATCTATAAANAAATCTGGTATAGATAAATCAGCAAGAGCATCTGTAACAGCTGCTCCAGANCCTGCCCCATCTAAATAAACAATCTTAGTCTGACCATTTGCTATCGTTACATTGCCACCAGAACCTTGACTAATAATAATGTTTTGACTTCCACTTGTTGCATTTTCAATAATATGCACTCTCTTCATGGTGTTTGGGGATATTGTAATCGTACAAGCAGAATCAAGCGTTCCTGTATACTTAATATAGATAGCTCTAGCTTGGTCTGTAGAACCATCTGCAATAGTGCTTGCATGAGTATCAGCATTAGTAGTTATGGCTTCTGTACCATATCCTAAAGCTTCTCCTATAAGCTCAAGATTTGTATTAGTGGCTGTACCCCAAGTACCAGATCTCTCACCTGTTCCTATTTCTTCAAGTCTTAAATTATTTACATACGTGCTCATTTTATTATCCTATGCTGCTATTTCTGACCAAGTATTACCGGGTGCAGGAATAATATTATCCCAAACTAACACATTTCCAACAGATGCGCTAGTAGAAAGTCCCGTTAAGTTAATGATTGTATTTCCTATTCCTGATGCTGACCCTGTAGAGCTTGTTCCTACCACTCCTGTAATACTGACCGAAATATTACCTTGACCTGTGGCAGAACCTACAGCAGGCGTTCCTGCTACACCTGTTACACTAATTACCTGATCTGTTTGTGGAGTTACTGAACCTACAGATGTTGTAGAACCAACACCTGTTAAGCTTACATCTATTCCTTGACCTTGTACAATAGTGGTAGAGCCAACAGCAGAGGTAGTTGCTACACCAGTAAGAGAAACATCTATGTGTTGTGGAACAACAACAGATCCTACACCTACATTACCTGCAACTCCTGTTACACCTAAATTTTGATCTGTTTCAACAGAAACACTTCCTACAGCAGAGGTGCCAACAAGACCTGTTGCATTTACTATTTGTGCTGTTTCAGCTAAAGCAGTGCCTACTGCACTTGTCCCTGCAACTCCTGTTACAGAAACAGCAATGTTAGGTATGGTTACACTACCTACTGCACTTGTTCCTGCAACACCTGTTACACTAACAGATTTGCTAATAGAGATAGAAACACTACCAACACCAGTAGTGCCAACAACACCTGTAACCTCGATTGGAATTGCTGAATTCCAAGCACCTTGGTTCCAAGTTCCTCTACCCCAACCTGTTACACTTGCCAAGGAAAAACTCCTTTATGCAATTCTGATTATAGCACTACTCGCATCAGCAGTTGGAAACACAATCTGAAAATCACCAGAACTTGATGACTTGTCTGCACCAAAATCTAAAACTAAAACAGCATCTGTGGTGCTTGAACCACCTGCTGTTTGTGAGTTATAGATAATAGCTCCTCTTGCTGTTATGGTTGATGAACCATAGGTTTTATCAGCAAAATCAGTAAAAGCTGTAGTAGAAGAAGAAGTTGGGGTAACATTTGTTAATGTTCCTCCACCCGCTGAATAATCTCCAGAATTTCCTACTTCATTATTAGCAGAATAGTCTGTAACTGAAGCATTCATTGTAGATCCACTTCCACCAAAACTTCCTTGTGTTGGTTCTGCACTATTTGTAAAAAGTGCAAGCTTGAATTGATCTTGTCCGTTTGTAAAGTCGTGCTTTCCTTGAAGGAGTTCTACCTTAAAAGAAGTACACATAAAGTTTCCACTAAAAGCCATATTATAATCTCCTTATTAGTTCGGCCAGTTTTGGATGCCCTGCATCCATAATTGCATTGTACACAGATGTTCTATCACTATTAATAGCTTCTTTCATGTAATATGCAACTACTCTTTCAATATCTTTAGCATAGGCTCTTGCTTGATCTCTCAAGACAGGATCTACATTATCAGATACAGATATTATTTTTCTAACACAATTTTCTGCGACTTCCTCTGGAGTAAAACCTCTATTGCTTGTTGTTTTAACATCAACAATTGGTCTATCTTTCGGTAAATCCATTTTTAAACTAAACATTATTGTTTCTGCCTTATTATTTTTCCAGTTCTAAATTCATCTGTCACTTCTTTAGCTTCACCTAACATTTTTATACCCATAAGCGATTCTTGAAATTTTTGATTGTACATAGCCATAACATCTTGCTCGCCTTTCATAAAAGTATAAGCTTCTATTAAAGATCCGTACAGTAAAGATAATTCTGCGTTTATACTTAACCAAGTTGTTCCACTATCTGCACCATCTGTTAAACTTACAGGTCTATAATAATAATGCAATTCTCCTGTATATGAAGCATCAGGAGTTGGAGCTATTAAAAAGTTTTCAATATCAAAAATACTATAATATTTAGGAACACTTTGCGTTGAACTGTTAGGTGTATAAGTTTGTAAAAAACTTGGGTCTTTAAAGTCAACAAAAACTTTATTTTCATCTGTTGATCTAAAACTAAGAGAAAAAGGAGCTAAAAAGTCAGAAGGACAAGCAAAATATTGACTTCCTTGGGTTATGGTCGCTATAGCATTTTTTCTAAATAAACTTAGCTGTACACTTTTTAATATTCTTTCTTCAGCTAAACGTATAAAAATAGGTAAATTAGTAACAAAGGTAGTTTCATTGTTCTCTGTATAATCTTGTATAGCAGTTTTAAGTTGTGAATAAGTAAAGCTCATGGTGTATTTGCTTGACCTCCCATGCCACTGTGATTTGAACAATAATAATACAACGTAGGTGCTCCACCTGCAACTGTTATTTGTGTAGTGTAAGCAGAGTCATCTTTTACAACACCTGTTGTGTACTCGCTTCCACTATTATGTGTTCCATCAGATGTAGTGGAAAATCTGAATGGGTGTGATGTAGCAGCTGACCAATCAAAAAGATATATACTTCCTTCAGATAAACTTAATGTGGGTTGTCTTACGCCATCTATGTAGTATTTATTTGCACCAAGATAACTTGCTACTGTTACAGTGTATCTTGTAACATTTGAACTTACTGTTACAGAACCAACTCCAGAGGAAGAGGAAACTCCTGTAACTGATGAAGATACATCATCTTCATTTATAGAAATAGAACCCACACCAGAAGTTGCACCTACACCAGAGAGATTAATAGCATCTGTACTTTCTGTTGGATTTATAGAAACAGAACCTACTTGACCTGTTGCTTGAATATTAGCTGGTGGAGAATAATCTCTATTAGGTGTTCCAACAGGATTAAATCCCCATTGAATACCTCTTTCTTCTGTTAAATTAACTTCTGGTCTTGCATCTCTAATCGCTTGTGGGTCAATTATTCTTCTTTTTACGAACAATTGTGGATGTTTTGGTTCAAACTCGTCTTTACCAACAAGTAATCCATTCCACTCTTTTTTCATATCTTTTAGTCTATATCTAAATCCAGACCTATCAGATATACCATAAGCTCTTTTTCCTGAAGCAAATCTAGACAACTCTGTAAAACCTCAATTCTGGACTAATTGTAGTAGAAGATCTATCTCTATCTTCTGCCATAGCTCTATCAAACTCTTCTTCATATACTGATTTTAACAATTGTATTCTGTCAGGTGCTCTTTTAATTGCTATATAATAGGCTAAACCCGCAGCTAAACAAGGATAGAACCTAAAAGGTATATCCAAAGTATTAGTGTAAGTATCAGCATCATCCATTCTTGTAAGTGCATCATAATACAAAACATCTGTACTGTTTTCTGGACTTAACCATATTTTTAAATTAGGCGTTATTTGCCTATCAAGAAAAAACTGTGTTGGTCTNCCAGAACTAGTTTTATTAGGAATAGCTAAATAAGCATCTCTACTTATTCTTTCTAATGGATAATAAGTATTATCTCTTACTACTGCAACAGATAAAATATCTATAATATCAGCATTTAAAGTATATTCTGTGGTTCCAGAAGTAACTGTTTGTGTCCTCTGAACAATTGTCCATTGATTNAAACCTCTATTNGNCCACTCTGCTAACATAAGATTTAAAGATCTTTTTGCNGTTTTNAGATCATATCCTGTTCTTACTTCTAAACCACAACGCTCAAAAGCNTCTTCNATNTATTCAGTTACGTCAAGTTCAAAATCTGTACTATTTGAAACAGCCATTTTATTTACCTTTTTTCTTTTCTGGTTTTGCGTACATATTATCAAATATTTGATTTACATCCAATACATAATCCAAATCAGACTTTGAATAATGAACATGATGAGATGGTTTAAAATCTGGCGGCCCCTCTCCTGTTTGAAACCAAGCTGGGTGTGTTACCCTAACACGATTGTTAGGTAAAGCNACAATATTACCTGTATATTCTTTAGCATCTAACAATTGCAATACATGACTCTGTTTATGTTGAGCAGGGTCATCTGCTATTTCGCTTTCAGCATAATCTACAGTAAATAAATATTTTGCAGGATAAAATTCACTACCTATTTTTGCTAACCAAGGACAAGGAGTTGCTCTATTTAATACATAAACAGAATGATGATGAGAAGCACAATCCCAAGGTTGAGCTAAGTAAGTAGGCATAGGTTCAGGCCATCCTTCAAAATCAAAATCACCAACTAGTGCAGTTATAGGCATTCTTGCCCACATAGCTCCACCATGAGGATTTTGTTCTTGAGATTCACAACCAGTAAATATTACTTGAAAGCTTAAACAACGACAAGGCATAGAAGTAACAGCGATAGCCATAGCATGAAGAAACTCACCATGATATTTTTCATGGTTGTGAGTATATTCTCTACGTACCCAACATTTAAAATAAGGTATGTTACTTTGTAGATAAGCCATAATTTATATTATTTTTTTACTTTTCCACCATATTTCATTTTTTTAACACTACCACCTTTAGTCATCATTTTAACAGTGCCACCTTTAGTCATTTGCACTATTTTTCCACCTTTCATTTTCATAACAATAGGAACTGATTTGGTAGTATTTTTTACTGAACCACCTTTTGTCATCATCTGCATTTTTTTATTTGGACTCATTTTGGATTTCATATTTAGCACTCCTTTTAATAAAATCTTCCCATAATGGTTTAATCATTTCATAGTTTGCATTTACTTTTACAGCAGTAATTTCAGTTCTTTTATCTACAGAGATCAATGTGGTAGCCATCCAAGCAAAAGAACCAAAGAAAGAAGCTGTAACAATTCCAACAAAAATATCTTTTTTCATTAGCATCTCCATCTTCTTCTAGCTTGCCTTAAACGACTATTTGGATCTTTAGCTGCTTTAGGAAACTTTTTCATTTGACCTGCAGATCTTGCACAATAAGATTTACGTCTTGATTTTTCTTTTTTAGTAAGATTTTTTTTCTTAGTTACTGCTGTTTTTAATTTAGAACCGGGGTTCTCTCTTCTATAACGAGCAACACCAGCCTTAGTCATTCCCGCTCCACTTTTAGTGGAACGGAAATACTTTTTGGTTTTAGGTGGTTGTTTATCTTTCTTTCTTGCCATTACGATAAGAACAATGTTAATTTATTGCTACTACCTGTAAACGCAGAAACATAAGCACCACTTGTAGCTAATATACCATTGTCAGGTATGTTCAGCGTATGCAATCCTGTAGGAAAACTTTGTACTAATAAGTTAGCACCACCATTCCCATTTGTGATTGTTAAGGCACCTGCAGCATCAGCGAATATAACTACTTGTCTTATTCTTGATCTGGCAGGTCCAACTACTGCAGCTGAATCACCTTGATTATGATTAAAAGCTTTTACATCTGATCTAGTAGACATTTATTACTCCTCAATCTCACCTCTTAGAAGCATTGCTTTATATTGAGCAGTACCTTTAGGTGGCAAAGACGCAGATGATGTTGACTTCTTTTTTGAAGTTTTTTTAGTCGTAACCCAAGCTTCATTAACTTCAGGTGTACTAGGATCGTCTGGTATAAATTTGCCCGATTTGGTTCTAGCTCTCTTTTTTTCAGCCATAAGCTATCTCCTAACGATTTTGAGCTGCAAACATATAATCAATGTTCATTGACTTTGTTCCAGTTGCTGAACCTGAAAGCTCCATAGCTCCTAATGCAAGGTTTTCATCATCTGGAATGTTAGCTGTATGAGTAGCAACTAAGTTTCTATTTACAAAAAATTCTACAGAACCAGTTCCTTTTACGTGAAATCCAAGTGTAACTGCTGTTCCACTTGCAATATCAACACCAGAATCAGTTGTTGTAGCAGTACCATCTTTTTCAGTAACACAATCAATATTGCTATCACCATCATCTACTTGAAAAACAATTCTGTCAGTAGCTGTTAACATATTTTCTGGATTTGTTGCAAAATTAACAGTTAGTCCAATACAAATATCCATTGCATTACCTTCAGCATCTGTAGGAGTTATTTTGGTTTCAAACCAAATATCCCTAGTTGAAGAAAGTGCAAATATTTCATTTCCTTGTATTGAAGCACCATCATTATCAGTTGTAGCTTGTGAGCTTAAAGTCACTGCCCCATTAACAACGTCTGCTGCGATAGCAGCTGAAGCACTTGAGTCTTTTACTACTGTCCAATCATTTGTTGAATCTAGTGTAATACCAGTAAAATCATCCATATAAACTAGATAATCTGGATTTTTGTCTATAGGTAGGTTTTCAAACCATTTCCTATTGCCATCTTTTCCTGCGAAAAGAATAGGGCCGGTAAAATGTACAGCCATTTTGATCTCCTGTCATAGTTAAAATAATGTCAACCCTTTCGGATTGTCAGAAGTTAATATTAAAACTATACAGCAAAAAACAAAAGGGGGCAAGTGCCCCCTTCATTAATTTTAATTATGCTCCCGGTGAACCGAAAACACATCTTGGATCAGAGAAGCCAAAAGAGTATCTTTCTCTTGCTTTAAATCTCATATTTCCAGTATCAAAATCAGCTTCCATAGAAGTAGCTAATGGTGATCTTTCAAACATTTTAAAACCATTTGGTGCGTCTGTTTTAATAAAAAACGCATCAGTATCGGTTAAGAAATGATTGACTACTACACCATCAGGCAACATTCCCATGTTGTTAATAGCATTGACATCATTGTCAGCAGTACCCGGTCTTTGGGTTGATGACATTAATCTGTCAGCTATAAACTTCAATGCAGGTGGTACGATTAACTTCATACCTCTTAAAGCGATTATCATATTTCTTTCATCTACGAATTGAGAAATATCAATAAGTGCGTTTTCAAGAGAAGTTTCGTTCAAATCTGCAGCTGTTGAAAGCTCATTTGAAAATGTTCCACCCATAGCTAATGGATGGTCTGTAGCACAGAGTTCTTTGCCATCACCACCAGTAAAGCTACTATCAAACGCATTATTAAGCGTTGCAGCAGATTTTACTTGCTTAGTATGAGCCATAGAACGTGCTAATGCTCTAGTGTATCTTGCACCAAGACGATCATAAAGATTATCTTCAATTGCTTCTTCAGTAAGAGCAAATGCCAATGCAATAGTTTCGTGTGTGTATCTAGCTGTGTAAGCTTCATTTGCACTATCAAATGAAACACCAGATCCTTCACTCTTTGTTGGAGCATTTCCGAAACCTACTAACATTACTTCTTCTTCAAATGCACGATCTGAAGATTCTGTTTCATAGATTTCACTATGTTCGTTTTCATAACGATCATATTCCATTCCAAAAAGAGCATTAAGACCGGGCTCTAGCTCTTTAGCTAATTGTGCTCTAGATATAGCCATTATTTAGTCTCCTTATGCTAACCCGGCACCTTTAACACCGAATATATGATTTTGAATTGTAACAAGTACGTTTGTATTTGCCGAACTAACATCTGAATTTTCTGGATCCTCAGAAATATCAATTGCTTTAACAGATAAAGTTGTTCCTGTTCCACCATCAGATACATTCAATTCTGCACCAGAAATACCAGTAACAGTTGAACCTGCTGTTGTGTAAACAATATCAAAGTTACCAAACAAGTCTGCAATTGGAAAAGCAGCATTTGCTTGAACTTCAAAAACAACCATTGGGTCATCTATTATAAAAGCAATAATATCAGAAGCATTTGTACTAGCTGGATAATAGTTACTAAAAACTTGTTCTCCAGTAGTAGGATCAGTGTATTGACAGCCATTGAAAACGCCAACAATAGGAACAGTACCACCATCTGCATGAATTTCTACAGTACCACCAGTGACTTGCATTACCATGTCACCTTGAAAGATACTCGTTCCATAATTGGCGGCAATTCTATATCGACTCTGGCCGCCTGTCCAAGGTGCACCACCTATCATTTTGACAGGTCGTAAACCAAAAGCAGCATCTTTATTTGCCATTTTTAAAGTCTCCTTATAAAAGGGTTAAAATTATTCAGTATTAGGTTTCTGTGACCCAAATGTCACAGAAGTTGATCTTTGTGGAGCTAGTTTAGGCATATTAGGATTATTTTCTCTCATCCAATCCCTATCTACAGCTTCCATTTGATTTTTTGCCACATTAGAATAGTGCTTGTTTCGCTGCTCTGCTATCTCTTCAGGTATTCTTGCCAATACTAATCCACCAACGCCTATAACGCCAGAGTTCTTACCTTCATCAATGACAGGTGCGTCAAAATCAGGATATTCTTCAGCTTTTACTAATTCATATCCTTCTCTTCTTTTTTTATGAATATTATTTCTATCATCATATTCCATGACAGATTCTCTGATCCATCTATGCTTATAACCAACAGGGGGTTCTGGAGCTTCAAGAGTTGAAGGAGGCTTCCACTCTGTTACTCTTTCTGAATTATCTCTGTTTTTAGATTCTCTAGAATTTCTTTCAGACATATTATTTCCCCGCTTGCTTTCTGTTTTCAATTTTAATCACTTCTTCAGCGTATTTTTCCAAGGGTATTCGCATCTTAGTTGCAAATGCCACTTGCCCCGGTGTTAATTGCACCGATTTCTTTACTCGCCCATTTTTCACAGATCTACCTGTGGATGCAGGAGTAACGACTTGGGCGTTTGATGTTCGCTTCTCCTGAAACTTGTGTGGAAACTCTCTTCGCATCCTTTTATCAATTTCTGAATAATATTCATCTGTTGTAGGATCAAAGCCTTCTTCCAATATTAACTCTTCATGTATTGTTTGAGCACCTCTAGTCATAATTTTATCAACATTGAACCATGAGTTTTTTGATAACCAAGCTTGTAACTTCTTATCTTCTTTTGGATCTGGTGCTTGAACTTGTGGTTGTTGTGGAACAGCTTGAGGTTGTTGTACATTTTGTTGTGTGTTTGNTTGTACGTTCTGTTGCTGTATTTTAGCTTTTTGTTGCCTTATTCTTTCTTCTTCAACTCCAAGCTGACTCATAATTTTTAATATTTCTGCTTGCTTCTTTGAATCACCAGCCTCTGTTGCTTCTTCGTAAAGCTTTTGAGCTTGAGCACTTTGACTTTTAACCCTGTTCTCATACTCATTCACATATCCCTGATTTAAAGCAGAATATCCATTCTTTAACTGTTCGTTTTCTTTTTTCATGTGTTCAGCATATTGATAAGCAGCTTGTGCCTCTTCAATAGCTTGTTTTCTTTTAGCAGTTAATTGATTAATTCTCTTTTGTACATTTTCGCTATAAGTTTCTAATTCCTCTTCAGAATTATCTTTTTCACTTACAACAACTTTTTCTTCTTTATTATCTTCCTGAACAATTGTTCGGGATTCTTGAGAATTTGAATTCTCTTCCTCAACTACAGCATCTACAATAACTGCATCACTTACGTCTTGATTATTTTCTTTTTGAGTTTCTACTGACATTTTTTATACCTCTCTATCTTTATACATACGAAATATCGGTGGGGTCAAGTATTTTCGCAATAACATTATCGTCATTTATGATACGAACTTCAAGATTTTCCACTTTAAACCTATTTCCTGCATATCTTCCCATAATAATCCAGTCTTTTTCTTTACACCATGCTCCATCTGGGAATCTTCCCACATCTTTATATGCAGAAGCTCCTAACTTTACAACATAAGCAGCGACAGTAGCAAAGCTCTCTCTATCCCTTGTTGCATCAGGAACATAAACACCACCCTTTGTTTGGGTTTTCATGTAGTATGGAATGACTAGTATTCTATAGCCAGTAGGTTGAGGTAATCTTTCTAAAGCTGATTTCTCCATTTTAGAAGGATCATCTGAATTTTTGTTCTCCTCAATTTTAAAAACATTTTTTGGAGGTTTTGGTACCATTCTGTCTGGAACGTATAATTTTTTATTCATTTTCAAGCTCTATGCCTTTCATCGCGGCTATAATTAAATCTTCTACATAGGTCATGCCACGTACCTGACCCACTGTAAACCGATAGTTTTCTATCGTATCTATCGAACCATTCACCAAAGATTCTGCAAAATCTTTCTTTCTTTGGCGTATGTCTTTAAGCAGATATTCTGCTAAAACTATTGAATCCATAATTAAATTTCAAGCTGGAAATGCGGCCCATCTATAAATGGCCTTCTACCTTCTGACCTGCGTAAATCAATGTATGAGTTCATTAATTCTTCTGAAGTTCCACTCCATTCATTTAATTTTTTGTGCCAAGCAGCACCCCATGTCACTTGTTTTGATTGATTAATACAAGCTTGCTTTATCGCATCAGCTATATCATCATAAAGATTCAACTCCCAGCTTGCCCTCGATCCAACATAAGCCATGAGATCCACTGCATGACTTTTTCCTGTAGATGCTTGTGGTAAGTGGCGGCTATTCATGGTTTTGGATGCCCCAGATTTGACAAGGGCTGCCTGCTCACTTTTTGTGCGGGTGCCACAAATCACTCCAAAATCCACCTTACTAAGCGTTATAGCTTCCTTAACAATAGATATTAGATCATCATGCACACCATCTAATCTATCTAAACTTTTTTGACTTAATTTAAATGTCATTTCTTAGTTCCCTTCTTTTTCTTTTTTACAATTGTTCTGACATTTGTTGGTTTCCCTCCAACGCCTTGTGGCTTTGCTCTTTTACGAGTTACTGCACTTTTAATTTGAGATTTAGTCATTGTCCTAGCTTTACTTCTAGGAACACATTTTGGATAAGCTCGTTTTGATTTTGTAGCTGATTTTCTACCACAAGATTGAAACTTACCCTTTTTCTTTGGGGCACCAATATCTACCCAATCACCTTTGGATCCTTTACCAAACCAAGCAGTTAATCCTCCAGTTGGTTTTGCCATTTATCTATATCCCCCACCACGTTTTTTATAAGTTCGCACCAACCAACCATTTGCATAAGCACTAGGATATACTTTAAATTTTCTTTTTGCTTCTGCCTTGACTCTAGCGTAAAGAGCTGGGTTTGTAGGTGTAGCACCCTTTTTCTTTTTAGATTTAGTTGCCCTCTTCTTTTTTTCAGCCATTATTTTTTACCTCCAAAAAATTTAGTTGCAGATCTAATTCCAAATGAAGCTGCGATTACCACTCCAAAACTATATGTATACCATCTAGGAGCCTGTTCAAGTGCTTGAAAACCAGCAAATGCCATCTCTCTTGTAGTATCCGAAATGAAGCACAGCAAAAATGGTATACTTAACAAAATTGTCAACCATTCGTCTTTCCAACTCGATTGAGTAGCCCTTATTGCTTCTAAATCCCAATCAATCTCACCAGTGAGTTGTTTTTTTTGTATCTCTGCTTTTATCTTTTGTGTTTGAACCTTACCATCTACATAAGATGAAGCTAAAGAACCTATAGATTTAACAATACTTAAAATCATCTCTTAACTCTTTTTGTGCTTTTTCCTAAGAGCTTCTTTCGCTTTTTTGGCGATTTGGGCTTGCTTTGCTTTCCCAGATACTTTGGCTCTTTGCTCCATAACAGTAAGGATTTGAATTTTCCTAGCATATGGCTTATTGATTTTTTTAACTTTGTTAGCAGTTGCCCTAGCATCTGCAATGGTAGCATACTTAATCGATACAGTGTCTTTAGGATTTTCATCTGTATAAAGTCTCCTTCCAGTACCTTTAGGTTTTTTTCCTGTTCCTACTTTGGGGTCTTTTCTTTTTGCCATTTAATAAACCTTTTAATGTTTTAGCTTGACTAGCATGAGTTTTTGAAGCCTTGCTCAACCCTTTAACAACTTTTTTTACTTTTCTTTTATTTTTATCTGTTAACATTTTTTTCTTTCTCCTTTTACTTGGAGGATTTGAAATTTGTTTAGACATTTGGCTTCTAGTTATCGTCAATGGCTAATCCTCTTTTTTCTTTTAATTCTTTTAAATTTTTATCTTTAGTGCCACCACTATAAGTCCAAGCGTAACCTAAGTCTACCATATCTCTATTAATACTTCTATTATCGTCATCAAATAACCAACCTAACATTCTACCATACTTGCCATCTTTTTCTGTTTTTACAATTAAATTTTCACAAGCATCCATACGCATAGCTAAATATTCTTTTGCGTCTACACCAAGTTTTTTTTCTTCATAATCTTTTGTTCTTGTTTCTGGTGTATCAATACCAGCCAATCTTATTCTTTCTTTTTTAGTTAAGCTAAAACCTAAATCAATATCTACATCAATAGTATCACCATCAATAATTTTACAGATTTTTTTTACGTGATACTCATACATTATTTGTACCTATTATTTCGATTGAACCGATAAATCATTATTTCTTTTACTATAAGCTGTAGCTCCCATAAATACAGATACAACAGCTGCTTGACTTACAAAAAAAGTATTTAAAAAACCTGAAAGTTGATTAACTCTATCTACATCAATGAAAGGAGTCATCATAGCAACAACAAATAAAACCATAGAACCCATAGCAACCCAAGCCATCATACGTTGTTGATCTTGCATCTTATCTAGGTTTTGATTCATTTCTCTTTGATGTTGAAGTTGCTCCATCTTTTGAGCAATAGCCATTTCGCCATCTGTAATGATTCCATTATTATCAATATCTAAATGTTCGTACTGCGAACCTTTTTGTAATTTTTTTTCTGTCATCTTATTATCAGCCAATGTGGTTTAATTAAAAAAGTTTCAGCCCATGCTAGTAATATTATTATTACCATTATAGCTAATTTAATAAAGTAATGTCTAGTCTCCATTTTTATCTAATTATTTTAGCACTCCATGTGCTTTTAAATGGCCTGTGAATTTACCTAGAACTGTGTTCCAGTATTTAGCACCTTGAATAAGTTCATAATCATATTCAGGATCTAAATTATCCTCTCTATAATCGATCTGAACACGATTATCTACATCATCATGGAATGTTTTTAAAACATCTACATCCACTAAAGTAGATGGCTTTATTTTTTTACAAGATAGCTTATCTAAAAAATCTACATATCGATCTTTGAGTTCTATTGGTTCAATACCTTCAGAACACTCCATAAATTTTTCTAACTCAATAACGGTATAAGTATCCCAATGTCCTCTAAAGTGAACTCCGAATTTAATTTGCTTGGTCATTTTAATCTCCATATTATTGTTTATACCATATAATACCATACAATAAATAATTTGTCAACAGTTAAATATTTAAAAAAAGATACACTAAACCAAAAAAAGCTATGATACCTACAAATCCTAAAAATAAAAATGATAAAATCTCTAATAATTCCTCTTGCTGTTGCTTTCTAATTCTCATTCTTTCTTTTTCTGCTTTTTTGGCTTCATCTAAACGCTTTTTTCTTTCTGTCATAATGTTCGCCCATGTACCATGACCAAAGCGTTGATCCACTAAAACAGATACGTTATATAACTCTTCCGCTGCCAATTTAGCGTCTATAATTTCATTAGCTACTGTTTTAACACCAAACTGATCGGCTAAAGACATCCCATCTTTTTTTGATCTTTTTTTATCTAGTTGTTGTTTTCCATCTAAAAGATCATCAATAGAACCAGCTATTTCAGAAATATCCTTACAAGTGTTGATATTCTCCTTAATGAAATCCACACTTTTTTTAACTAGTTGGATGCCAGTTACAATATCCCCAAGCAATGTATTTACCTTTTTTTAACGGCCAGTTGATTTTAAAGCAGCTATATCCCTTTGAGTTTGTATTCTCTCCTCTGCTATTCTTGTTTTATCATCTAATGCTTCCTTAGAAACATTAATTCTTTCCTTTTCTAATTGAGAGTCCTGTTGTTGTCTCATCCTCTCCATATCTTGCCTTTCATCAAACTCTTGTTGCTTTCTTTGCAAATCTGCACCTTTAAGAGCTAGTTCTTGTTTTCTAATTGAAACAAGAGGATCTTCTTGATTTTGTGGCGTAATGGTTTGTGCATATTGTTCTACCATCTCGGCTACAAGTTTAGCAGCTGTCATTTCAATTTGACCCTGTAATTGCATCTGAATATTAGGATCTTGCATAGCTGCTTGGTTTTCAGGTGGTATAGATGCCATCACTTGCTGTTGTGCTGTTTGTTCAGCTAATATACCTATATGTTCCTGAATATGTCCTTGTAACATAGCAACAACATTTGCATTTGATTGAACAGCCGGTGTTGTCATCATAGCTAAATGTGCTTGAATATGAGCTTGATGATCTTGCTGTGGGAAAGCCTGTAATGGTTGACCTAACAACGCATTCTGATTTTCTTTAGCTGCATTCAAAGGCATAGGCTGTGGAGGTGGAGGTAATATTGCATCAATATTTGATACTCCTAAAGCTTCATACATGTTTCTGTAAGCTGCATATAACCCCTGTGGGCCGCCATGTATTTGTGGATTAGATTGAACTAATTGTAATTGTGTTTGTGCTAACGTCACTCGTTGTGACATAGAGAATATATTTGGGTCACTTACAGGTAATATATCAATTCTAGAATCAAAATCCTGTATTTTTGACATAGGATTAGTACCCATGCTCATATATGGATAAGGCTTTGGATCATTAGCAAATATGTTAGCCAATAACCTAAATTCTATCTTTTGAGAATAATGTAATCTTTTATGGATTGCAGACATAACTTTAGTACCACGCTCCATAATAGCCATTGTAGTTCCTACAGGTGTTTCTCCACCCATCTCTCCTACCTTCATATCGGCCATAGAAGCGAATCTTCTACCTGCATCAACCAAAGTACCCATTAAGTTGTATAGGGTGCCTGAAGGCTCTTTAAATGGCAGTGGCATCAAAGAACTTCGTATATCACCACTTGCAACATCAATATCCCTAAATTCACCCGGTTGTAACGCACTATCTTCATCTCTAATTCTAGCACCTCTTGATTTAAAACCAGCGGGTAAATTAGATAATGTACCTGAATCTATTAATTGTCTTAATATAGATGTAGATGCTTGAGCTAAACCACCTATCATATGTGTTAATCCTAAACCATAGAAACCAAGACCGGGCATAAACTTAAAATGAACAAAATAGTCCTTTTTTCTTTTTAATGGATCTTGCTCTGCATAATTCCTACGTATAGCCAATATCTCATTAGTATCTTCTAAAATAGTAACAACATAGGGTAGTTTTAATCCTGTAGGCTCACCATCCTCACCTATATCTTCAAAGCCTTCAATATCTAGATCAGTATGAACCTCATAGATTGTTAGCTCCTTAGAACCAGATGAAGGTTGAATACCCTGTATTTCATCAACAGTTTCTGTAATTTCGTTATATCTTGTTTCATAACCAGAATCAGGTAGATCTATCTGCTTATAAAAACCATTTAACTGCATTTTAAGGACTTCATTAGAGTCCATCTTAATAACATGAGTTATTCTAGGACTTGTTAGTAAATCAGTGGCTGAATAAGGTACAACTAAGTCCTCTGCATGAATAAATTTACTCACTGCACGTTGCAATAAAGGATCAGTATAAACTTTTTTAAATGTAGACCCTACAATCGGTAAATAAAATAACATTTGATCCAGTTCTGGATCATATTCTTCCATTTCATACGTAATCTGGTAGTTCATATACTCTTTTATACGTTCTGCTTGTTTTTCTAACTCTGGATTAGATGTTCCTAGTATATGAGTTCTAACCGGCCCACCTGCGGGCAACATTTCTCTATAAGCTTGTGCTTGAAACTGTGTTACAGCTTCAGCTAATAATGGATGAATAACTCCAGAGGCACCTTCAAAAGGCTGTGCTCTCTCTTCATAGTTCATCCCTAATAATTCTAGACCTTTTTTATAAGATTCTTCCCAATCTTTTCTTGATGCTGTGTCATCATCAATATCACTAACTAACTCTGATGCAATGCCAGTTAATACGCTATCATCCATAGCTTCTGCAATATTACCATCAAAAGGAATATTTATTTCTACTGTTTCTTCTTGAATCTCTCCAATAATGGCACTGCCATCTTCCAATTCTGTAACATTTGGCGTTATGTTCGCTTCGTTTACGTCAATCATAGCCTCTGTAAGTTCTTTAGAAGGAACATTGATGTTCTCTGGTAGACCACCGGGGCCGGTTTGAGGTTCTATTGCCATAATTTTATCTCCTTAGTGAGGTAGGGGCGGCTCAACTGTGGTAGGGAGGGAAATATCCACAGGAACTACTTTGCAAAAGACCCCTACCTCAACTTTATATTCTAAACAAAACATTATCTAACACCAACAAATTTAGTTCCTCTAAGGGCAGCTCCTCCACCCCTTGATGTCATAGTTGTTTTTTTCTTAGCTACTCTTTTTTTAGGTTTTGCTTTTACTTCACCACCTTTTTTCATTAATTTAAAATCTTCACCAGATATTTTACCATCTTTATTTTTATCTAATTTCTTTTGACCACCTTTCAATTGATTATTACCTTTTACATCACCACCCTGAGTAAAACCTTGAATTTTTCTAATAATTTTTTCATATGGTTTATTTTCATACTGTTCAAACCCAGAACCCTTTAGCTCTTTTGCAGACATACCCCTTACGTCATCTGAAAATCTAGAACGTACTTTTCCCTGTCCCCTTGCTTTCACTCTAGCGTTAAGGTTGTCATTTGCTTTTTTTATTTTAGCGAGTCCTGAAAGTATATCACTTTCAGATATACCTGATTTTACTATTTCCGGCCCAAGACCAAATCTAGCTCCTTCTTTACCAAAATTTTCTTTAACATATTTCAGTGCTTCATTAAAATCATCAGCACTTCTACCCAGCCCCATATCACTTTGTTCTGCTTCTCCCATATTTAAAAGTTCTTTTAAAATTTTAGAACTTTGATTTTTATTAAGAAAATCAGATATTTTTTTAATTTCTTGACTTTTATTACTCAACCTTGACATTTTATTCTCCTCAATAATATTCAAATTTTGAACGATATATTCGTTCTTCTTCTTCATAGTCATCAGGTGTTACAATAAAACCACCTTGTCTAAAACGCAGTATAGCTTGTG